GTCCAGGGACAACCATCGCACCTTGTTTGAAGATGTTATCTCCATGGCGAGTAATCTGATTTTGTAGGATTGTTTGAAGCTGTGTTAATTCACGAGCCTGTACAGCAAAAGAAGGGCGAAACAAGATTCGATAAAACTTTTTAGTCTCATCGTAGTCATCATTATACGGTTCGGTATTAAAGTCGATCATTATTTTTTCTTCTTTATGTTAGTTACTGATATTATTTATTAGAATCTAATAACAGTTCTTAGTGTAACAGTCTGGTCTGCTGTTGGTGTAAATGCTTGTTTATTATCAATAAACAATATCTGACCAGAATATTTATCTGCTGTTGGGTTAGTGACACCAGCAGCACTAAATGTTTGAGCCAAGGAGTTTAAGAATGTTGCACCAACAGTAGGTACAGCATTATCTATAGACTGAAGCAAGCAAGAAGTGGTAGTTAATGCCACGATTCTGAATCGTGGACCAGTTACAGAACCAAGTCTAACTTCCATATCCTGTTTAAAGTTTACAGTACTCATTGCCGCAGTTACGACATAACATGCTGACGCCAATGAACTCTTAAGGTTTCCATAAGATCCAAATTGACGTGGGTTCTTAATAATACCAAGTTGACGGAAGTCATTATTAACATCAAATCCTTGGTTCTTATCTTTAGAGATATTAGTATAGAACATCAATGTATTCGCAAACATACCAGTAATTGGATCTTTACCATGGCCACCATATGGAGCACGAACTGCTCTAGCCTTAGCGCCATATCCAGCACCTGTTATGGTGACATTTGCCCAACGGTAACCAGTTCCATAATCAGTAACAGTTATCTTTTTAAGAGCACCATTTTCAACAACACCTACAGCAGCAGCACCAGTTCCATCTCCATCGATAGTAATTGTTGGTGCTGCTCCATATCCATAACCACCAGAGATAACTGGATACGCCATAATACGACCATCTGGTGTAAGCAATTCAGTGTTTGCTTGTAGAGTGTTAATATCACCAGGAGACAAATCTGCAGTTAAAGATGCAAGGGTTCCATCACCAGTAACAGTTAAGTTTGCATATGTATAACCGACACCACCATCATCAATCTGTACGCCATAAATTTGACCATTCTGCAGAATTGGTACTAACTTAGCTTCTGATTTAGTTCCTGCAAAATAACCTGTCGCACCTGCTCCACCATTGACTGGTGAGAAAGAAATAGATGGTAATGCAGAGTAGCCTGATCCATATTTAAGAGTAACAGTACCAGTCGCTGGAGAACCAGCGTATGTTAGAACACATGTGCCATTAGTAACTGCTCCTGTAGTATGAGTAGGAACAGTGGAAGCATGAGATGTGCCAGCAGTTGTTACAGTGTAAAGACGAGATGAATAATAAACCTGTTGACCAATCGTATAAGCTGTCGAGTTTGTAAATAATGTACCGAATCTTACAGTTGGTACAGTAGTGTAGTTATCGCCAGAGTTAGATATTACAACACGTTGAACAGTATTACCATTCATGATAGCAGAACCGACAAAACCAGATCCACCACCGCCGATTATAGTAACAGCTGGAGCAGAAGTATAGCCAGAACCTGCCGAAGCCATTGAAATATCATAGACGCTACCATTAAGAGCAACACCAGTAATAACACCACCAGAAACAACTGGAGTTCCTGTTGCTCTTGAACCAATATACTTTAACGCAGCAGTTCCGTTAGCAACAATACCTGATTTATGAGATGGACCAGGTGTTGCAGTGGTACCAGTTACAGTTGCAATATACAAATTATTATTGTACTCTACTGTTTGGCCAAGAAGAATACCTACGTTTGGAACCCACGTGTTTGCTCCATTGAACGGAGGAGATATGACGCAGGTAGCGCCATTGACATATCCACTTCCAGGATTTGTTATGTTCACGCCAGTTAATAAAAGTGGATCTGATGCTCTGTATCCGTCACCCGCAACAGAAATACTTGCTGTTGTATAATTCTGTCCTGGGTTTTCTACAACTATGTTAAGAAGTTCGCCGTCAGAATAAAATTGTGCTCTCAATGCGTTTACGATTGGCATGTAAACGTCTGTCAAGAATTTATTACGAAGAGCAATTGGAATACTATACAAGTATTTCCACATATATCCGTCTGGCATAATAACTGGATCTACGACTGTACCGATTGGTTTATAAGTAGAAACAGCATTATTATTGTTATCCAAACACTTATACACGTTAAACTCATCTGTTAGAACATAACAGTTAGTATCTTCTAATCGTTGAACGCCAGAGTATGCTTTACAAATAACACCAGTGGCTACTGCGCCTTCTCCACCGCCACCAAGAATAGAAACTTGTGGAACTGATGTATAACCTCTACCTCGAGAGGTTAAAGTTATACCTGTAACGAATCCATCTGTTAACTCAGCTACTGCTGCTGCACCAGTACCACCACCACCGCTAATAACTACGTTTGGTGTGTCTGAATAACCATATCCACCTGAAATTAAATTAATACCCTGCAATTCATCACTATACTGATCGTCATACATATCATATATGGTGCCTGATGCCCAGTCTCTACGCAGAACGACGAAAGCCACGTCTGTGGACTTAATCTCCTTCATTGTAATTATTTCATTGCGTGTTTGCAACTCATAGTCAAAACTATCAATAGGCAGCGGAGGTGTATCCGAATCTACCCAAGAAAGAGTTTTTCCTAAGAAATAATAGTATCGTGATGTACGATTCTGAAGTTCATTATACAACCCCTCAGCGATAGAGTTGTGTAATGGTGATTTCAGTAGTGATGCCATTTAATTTTCCAATTTTAGGATACAGTAACTTTCCAAGTGATGGCGATAGAGTCACCAGCTGCCTTACTTACAACAGGGAATGTTGTACGACACATCATAGTACCACCTGCACCACCAGCTGATGCTGGGTTGAAAATACCTGCTTCAGTGATAGAACCAGTGCCTGTACCAGCTGCGAATGTTGCAGTTGCAGTAACTTCGTTACCAGAAGTACCACCAGATGAGAAAGAAGAAGTTGCTACACGTCCAGCTTCAGATGCCAAAGCTGTTTGAGTTGCTGCTGGAGTTGTAGTACCAACACCAATCGCCATAGTATTCATAATCTGTGTAGTACCAGCAGTCATACGTTGAGCAATGTAAGCCTTACCAACAGTCATAACGAGATTCTTTACGCTGCGAGTGTCTTTGATTCTTCCTTGTTCGTCAGTAACAACGATGTCTACTTGACCAGTTGCTTTAATATCATGTTCATTAATATTCATAAAAATCTCCTATTGAGTAATTTGTTAAGCCCCAGCACCTGTGAAGGTCTGGTATCCGAATCCTTGTCCAGCAACGTATGGAACCCCTACATATAATCCGCCATCGTGTAAGAAATAATCTCCTGCAGCGTATGGATTAAGGTCTAAAACGCCAGATTCGCCAGAAGCTGGTACTGTAATATTGTCATCTCCTGCATAAGTTCCAGTTCCGACAATATAGTACTGACTATTTAGGGTCGTAGTTAAAGCAATTGCAGGTGTTGTTCTATTATTTAGGTCAGTTGCACTTGTCGCATCAGTATCTACGATAGTAGCAGTTTCTGTATCTACTGTGGTTCCATCTAACCAATAATGTCCATTACTTAATAACTTATCACTATTAACTATTGAAAGACCAGTTCTGGTATCAGTACCAGCCATTGGATAAGTGGCTTCTGTTATAGTCGCTGTATTATTGTCTAATACATTATCATAGTTAAATGTAGTACTATAAAGCAGCTTGGAAACATCTAAAATAGGTAAAGTTCTACTTAGATCAGAAGCATAACCAATTTCAGTCATTGTGACTGATTCATCATCAGTTGTAGTTCCATCATTAATAAAGTGTCCAGCGCTCAACCCCTTAGAAAAATTGAATATCTCTGCACCTAAACGAGTGCTACTATCTGCATACGTAGCTGTTTGCTCACTCGGAGTAACATCTTGAGATTCTGCGCTTCCATTATAGTTTAATGTAGTACTATTAAGAGGTTTAGCTATCTCAAGATAAGGTAGCGTTCTTGTTGAGTCATTAGCATACCCCACTTCTGTAATAGTTACAGAGTGACCATCTGCATAATTATCATAGTTTAGTGTAGTTTCATCAATTGGCTTAGAATAATCTAAGTATGGAACAGTTCTAGTGAACAATTCACCTTGTTCGTCTTTAGCTGTCGTTGAATCGTTTACAGTTACGTTTAGAATCTTCAACATTGATTCTAAAGTAATTCCGATGTCAAATTCATTACGAATATCATACTCACCAAAAATAGCCATACCTGCAGGGTGAACTAAGTTTTTAACTGCAGTCTTGTAAGTATCTAATGCCTCATCAATTTTGATAACATAAGAATATGCCTGATAGTAACGACTATCTTGGATATAAATCGCATCATCTAAGAATCCATCGTTATTAACATAATATCCTGGATATTTCGCTAATGGACCAAGAGTGACTTTAAGAATCGCTGGTTCTGTTAAGGAAACCTTTGAGTCTACAGAACTAATACCGAATTCACGAACAACCTGACCAGCATATGTACCATCGAGGGCTGGACCAGCTGCATAGCTAGGGTCTGTGGTTGCTGGTATGTTATAGTCTGCAACGCTGAATGTACCAGTTTCAGCGAAACCATCCATACCTTCAGTGATTGTCAAATTAGTGACTACGTTAATACCAACATATGTATCGACACGACTAATAACAGTTCCTGCAGTTCCAGCTACGTCTTGTCCAGTACTCGCAGAAATTGTAGTTGTAAAGTCAGTGGTATATCCAATACCATACTTAATGAATACTCCTGAAGCGATACCACCAGTTGGTGTTACACTCGATACCTTTAAAATTGATCCATAACCATCAAAGTTTTTAATGTTATAAAGGTCACCAACCTTAAATCCAGTTCCAGCTTGTTGAACTACAACATTCTGAGTAGTCGTTAAAACTTGTCCATTAAAGAAAATGCCATTAGCATCGTCACGATAACGCAATCTATCACCGACAGAAATATTACCGAAGAAACGACGATCGATAAAGAATTCATAAACTGTATCAGAAAGACGAACAGCACGATCTACTTCTACTTCAACATACTGACGACGATCAACTAGAACACGAATAATTTTAGTAGAAGTTACAATGTCTACCAGTTTACCAATAATGTCGTTTGGGTGACCCTGAATAATTTTAACGAATACAGATACGTCCTGATTCCATTTACCATCAGAAGCACGTAACATCTGCTTCGATGGATAATCTAGTGTAACTTCCTTGTTGAATAAAATTCTGAAAAGAAGTTTAAATGAATTTTCAGAACCCTTTGCACGATAGTGATCTTTAATATGTGCTAAAAGGAATCTCTCGTCAATCGTAGAATAAGGAAGTTTAGCAGCAAGTTCATGCTTGAAATATGTGATAAAACTTTCTAGCGTTTTATCTAAATCACGTGCAGTGTATAAATCTACCTGAGTAGTTTCAAGGTATTCGTAGTATGCCTGCAAAAACTGTACGAATGTGTCGTACTCTTCTTTTACATATTCAGGCAGCTGAGATTGTATCAGCGATTTTAACTGCGGTTTAGTGATTGCCATTTTTAAAACTAATTACGAACGACTTGAAGTGAACTGATAGTTATAACCACCACGTAGGTCACCAGAAGCAGTTTTATCTGCGATAGCTGTTACATATAAGTGGTCAACTGCAATTTCTGCGATCTGTGTTAATGCTGATACTACGTCATTGGATAGTGGACGAATTGAAATCTCTAAATCAACATCTGCTAATGCAACAATATTTAGATTGCGTATATCGATGTATCCTCTACCATAATCGATAGTTCCGATTTGGTTGTCTTCAATAATCTTGATACCGTTATCACCATATCTCCACAAACGAACATATTTAACACCATCGTCATCAAGATAGTGAATTTGGTCTGAGCCAGAGATATAGAATCCAGTGCTACTAAAAGAGTTTTCTGGAAGACCAGTACTCAAAATAGGGTTAATCATATTCAAAATGTACTGAGCACTTACGTTATATCTTGGAGAAAGTTTTCTACGTAACAATACTGTTGTAATGTTATTAACAATAGATGGATCTGTCTCATCAATAAGTTTAGTCAACTTAGAATAACGGAAAACACCATCGAACACCTGCAAGTCAGTGTTATTATATTCCATAACTGTAGATCTAACAGCACTTGCTATCTCAGTTGAGGTTTTAGTTGTAGTCTGTTCATTATAATAAACAGTTACGTGAAGTGCAATGTTAATGTATTCTGGGTCTACAATTTCTGGAATAACAGAAACTACACCACGCTTACCTAAAACTGTACTTGTAATATTTGCTTTCTGTACAGTTGTTAGCTTACTTGCATTTCTTGGTTTAACACAAATGAATGTTTTACCATATACTGGTGGATCGTTATCTTCACCACCCCAAACTGTAACGGATTGTGCCTCAGGAACAGCAGAATAAATTAATGCTTTGTAATCATCTGGAGTGACTGCACGATTCTGCGCTGTATATGCTCTTGGTGCATTAAATCTAATACTTTCTGTTGTTTCTCTATCTGCACCATTATTCGCTGGGTCAGTTGTTGTAACAGAAACAGTGGCTCCACTAATTAAAGTAGAACCATTGTAATTAAACACTCGAGCGCCATTTGGTTCATCCAAGCTACATACAAAATAGTCTAAGTGAACCACATTACCACTTGATAATGCTCTACCTAAATTATCATCACCAAAGGTCAACTCATAAAGACCATCATCGATTTCTTTAGTCCAATATGCATTAGTATCATTTTGAATGTCAACAATCTCACCAGCTGGAGCCCATGTTTCGTATACGTTTGAAGATGAATTTTCTTGGACTCTAACTTTTAATGTAGCTAAGTCAACACCCAGATTAGGAATTATATAACGTGTGCCAGTAGAAACATTATACTGATAAGAAAGAGGTGTGCCTTCAATAATTTTAATACTATCAAATGTATAAGTATTAGCAACTCTATTAACAGTGATAGTTCCCTGTGTATAAAAAGTGTACGATTTTCCATTTATAGTAGTATTGAATGGAGAATATGAAGGTAGTGTTAAGTTAGATGGTGATGATGCCCCACCAGAAACTACTATTGTGACTGTCGCTTTAGCACAGGTAGCTGATCTTGGAGTATATCCAAGCATTTTAGAAATCGAAACTACACTATTTCTTTTTCTTGCAGAGTCTAGGAACATCTCATTAATAGCCATATTGTTATACAGGGCATTATAGTGAGTGTTGTATGCTAATACGTCCAAAAGAACTGACATAGCAGAACCTTCAAAATCGTAGTCTTGAAATTCTGTTTGTCCTTTTAGGAATTCTTTTAAATTACCTTTGATTCCATCAAAGTCTAATTCTGTTACGTTAATTCTTTTATTTGCCATTTATCGTGTTCTCTCTAGCGTTAGATCAAGAGTTAGTGGTCTTGTTGTATTAACAATCTTAAATTCTATAGAAATTGCTACAGAATTAGAATCCTCATCAACACTAACCGATACATCAGTTAGCTCTACTCTAGGTTCAAAGTTGTTAATTGTATTAACAACTGCTTGTTTTATTGCTGCTGCAAGAAGTGGGGTAGCTGGCTCAAATAACAGCGATTTAATAGGAGTGCCAATCTCTGGGTGAAAAGGACGCTCATAGTTAGATGTTAAAATAAGATTTTTTAAAGCAGTTTTGACTGCATTTTCATCATAACGACGTACAACATCCTTCGTCACTGGGTGAGCAGTGAAGTTGAAGTCTAAGTCTGAAAAGAGTCTTGTATTTCTTGCCATATTCTTTATTTATGTTACTCTACGTTCGTTTTTTCTACGTTCGTTTTTGCAGATCCTTCTTTTACCTTATCACCATCAGCTACTGGATCTCCAACTCTCGCTGCAGCCTTACCCTCAAAGAAAGTTTTTGATGCACCAGAAGTTATTTCACGCTGACTGGTTTGGTGTGTAGTATTTCCAACTGTATGTGCATCAAATTGATCGCCAACAACCCCGATTAAACCCTCTGCTACATAACTTTTGGTGCAATTATTTTTGGTATTCAGACCAGTAGCAGCACCACCATCTGTACCTGCACTTAGAGCACCTTTATATGTTAGAGCACTCATTGTGATTTATTCTTCGGAGGAACAGGTGCTTGGAGTAAAACGAAACCAGAAGGAATTCCTTTAGAGTCACGCTTGTATACTGCATCATTCAACATAGTAAACGCCATTTTACGGTTTCCTTCTGGCTTATATCCAGTGTGAATCCATACTGTAGATGGGTTTCTATACTCTAAAATAATTTGATCGTATGTAATTAATCTTTCTAGTTTTTGCACTAGATCGTATGTTTTATTGTTTAGGTCATCGCCGATCAAGCAAACATCAAAACAATGTCCCTTGCAGTGATCAGATACTGGGCTTTCATAAGGTACAACACCTTTTAGGCGATATCCAGAAGTCACTGTCCACAGCCTACCGTATCCACTTATTCCATTTGGAAGTTCTTGTAGATAAGGTTCCAGAATATTCTGAGCAGACTGAGCAAGGTTACATACAATTTCCTGTGCTGTATAAAGTCTTGGTGGAGCACCCTTAGTTGGTTCCAACATCTGATCTATCAACTTATGTGGACCAGTAACGCCACCTTGTGAAATCAACATACCTAAAGTAAAGTTTTTAGATATAGTGTAATCGTTAGTGAAGTTTTTAGTTGTATAGATTATCTTACAATCAGCTGGAACTTGTTTTCCTTGCGCACCACCACTTGGAGGTAATGCCTCTTCTGTAGCAACAGGAATAGGCGCATTCGGAATACCCTGTTGTGTTTGGGTATTAGACTGTTTACGACCTTCTGGTGTATCGTAGTCTTCTATCGTTTCAGCAGCAGCCTTTTCTTCTATTAGACGCTCAGGTGGAGATAGATATGGGATATTAGGGTTTAATGGCTGACCTGCGGATGGAGGTGTTCCATCTACTGCAGATGGTGCTGTTGCGCTAACACCAAAGTTACCCTTGCTATAGTTAACATTCATTTCTCCAGTGGAATTGATATCCATTGTTCCACTAGAACCTAACTTCATTGCACTATTTGCCAACTGATTAATGTTAGCTGCCTGAACATTAAAATCACCCAATGCCTTGATATTGAAATGCCCACCTGTTACGATATCAACATCATTTGCAACTCCGAGCGAAACATTGTTGCCGACACGGATATTTGCATTGGAAGAAACTTCAATATTTGCATCTGATCTACAGAAGATATTTGCAGCACCATCAACTGTTAAATTATATTCTCCAGCAACGTGAATAGAACCATTACGTTCCATAATGGTAAAATTATCGCCAACGATATAGTTAACTTTAGTTCCGTTTGCATCAATTTCACTGAATGTTCCAGAACGATGATATGTGTGAATTCTTTCGTGACCAGGAGTATCATCCCATTCTTGTACATGTCCCGATTCTGTTTCCATCACTTTGTTGAATGGATACTTTGCGCCAAATCCATTCGATGGTTGATCCCAAGAACCACCATCATATGCTTTAGGCACACCACGCTTAACTGTTGCATCTTTCTTCTCGATAACAGTTCCTGCGATGATACCACGTGCTAAACGATTAGTGTCTGGTTCATTAATATAATCTTTTAGTGGATACTTATTGTTTGGATCTCTGAATCCTGTGTTATCAGAACCACGTTTCTTAGACTCTGGAGATGGTCCAGGAACTGGTGAAGAACCATCTGATGGTGGATGCGCTTGTGGAGCAGCAGCATCTTTATCAGTCGTTGCAACTGATGGAGATCCGTAGAAGTATTCATAATACTCTAATTTCTTTGCTGCAATATCTGGAGAGTTAACACCTACTGCTTTTTTAGCAGAATAAAAATATCCAGGGTGGTCTGTTGATCTTGCCGTAGAAGGCACACGATCCTTAATATAAAGAGCAGCAACTAATGCAGACACGTTAATATCCGCATCAAGAGAATCTGGATTATTAACAAGATCTAGGTTTAATCCCAACTTGTTAGCCATGTCTTGATATTTTTTGTAGTTTCCTTTACCAGTTAACTGAATGAAACCACGTCCATAGTATTTTCCGCCATCAGCATCAGTCTGATTTCCTAAGAAATTTTTACCACGTTTGGTTGGTCCATAAATGACAGTGAAGAATTGTTCACGTGTGATACCTTTTTTAGAAGCATCAGATAATCTATCAGCCTCTTCATCTGTTAAGAAAGAGAAAATTTGTTTAATTCTACCCTTTGAATAATTGTATGCTTCATTCTGTGGAATCCAACGAGATTCACCACCTGCAATACCCAACAGTGCACACTTTTGTTCTTTAGTCGTTAAACCAACTTTATCACAGGCTGCAATAAGTGCCTTAATACCTTCTTCAGATTTTGTTGGATTTGGACTCGCACTCTTTGGTGGTTTTGTTGGGATAGAAGCATTAACAGGAGTTTGTTGTACAGGCGTATCACCTACTGTAATAGGTTTACCATCTCCAGAAGTCACTGGTTTACCAGAACTATCAGTCAAATAATTTTGAGCCTTGCTCGCATTGACTTCTGCTAAATTTGTTGGTGGTTCTTTGAACGTAATGATGTTTTCACCATAACCAGCAACCTGATTATTGATCGTTATTTGAGTTCCACTATCAATACTTACAATAAATGTATCATCAGGTAACTGAAAGCCAACAACCCCCATATTGGCTCTTAGATCTTTGGTTAAATCTGTTCTTCCTGTTTCTTTGTCGTAGAAAGTTAACTGCTTACCATTAACTGGTCCAACAATTGTTCTTAACTCTATCTTTGATGCTGGGATATCTTCCCCAATCATCGTAGAATTATCGTCGTCATCAATTGCAGTAGGTAATTGTGGAATACCACCAACAGTACCTAGAATAATTGGTTGTTGCTGATTCTCATCAGCAAACATAACAATAACAGATGTGCCTTCAACTGGACCGAGTGGTGTGTATCCAATACCATTCATCGCAGCAGAACCTATCGGCTGAATAGGCATCGCCCATGGCAACTCATTTGTAGGAAGTTGAGATTTATCGTGGGTGTGTAATCCTACAATACGCACTTGGCAACGACCAAGCTGTAATGGATCAGAACGATTTTCTACTATACCTGAATAAAACATTATTTTGCAGCCTTATCTACGCTCATTAATAAGCTATCTTTAATCAATTCCATATGACACTCATGCATTTCACGATCAATAGTATGATTAATCGCAGCAATAATATAAAATCCAGAAAACATCTTATCTGTTATATCTGTATCTTTACCTCTGATTGGTTCTATCTTATTTAATTTAATTTCTACTTTCTGTCCTACAGTATAATTC